CCAGTCAGTGCTTTTGATATGTCAAAGGCAGGCTCAGATTTTGGTTTTCATTTTGGAACAAAAGAAAGCGCGATGCATCGTGGACAAGGAAAGCAAAAATACTTTCTAAAAAAATATATATTAAATATATCATCTCCAATTACTCTATCAGACCCTGGAATTTGGAATTTAAAGGAAATTTTTCGTCAACTGATAAGGACTGGAAAATCTACCAAAGAAGAAGAACAGTCTTTGGTTTCCCTTGCCTCTAAAAATGCCAAAGAAAAAGGCACAGCTATGCCTATAGAACAAAATTTATTATTAGCAAAGTATCTCACAGAAAAAGGATATGACTCTATTGTTTACGAAAACAGAGGAGAGTCTGGCGGGAAAGCTTATATAGTTTGGGATAAAAACAAAATAATAGAAATCAATAGTATTATAAATGAAGCATTAATTGAAAAAATAATTCTTGAAGAATATAAAAATATATTAAAACAAATTAAACTATACCAAAAACCAATACACAAAAAACATAAAAATTTAATAGTAAAATTGCGATCATAGTTGCAGTTATTTTAATGGTTTTTAAAAATAAAGTTACAAACGGTGATTTATGAATGATATCAAATGGCAACAATTTTTAACAGAAGCTGTTAATATAAAAGGCAAAAGCTATATTGGTAAGAAACCAGAAGAAGTTCTCGATATGTTAGATAATCTTGGTGATAAGATTTGGATCTTCTTTGATACTGAGACAACCGGTCTTAAAGCCAAAAACGAACAGTTGTTAGAAATTGCTGCAATTGCAGTTGATCCAAATGATTGGCTTACAAAAGCTGAAATAATGGATACATTCCACGTTAAAATTAAACTCACAGACGATTTAAAAGCCCGCCTGAGCGATTTGGATTCAAGCCAGCGTAAGGAATGGGAGAGGCGTAATTCGAAGTCCAATAAGCCTTTAAAGCAGCCACAGGATGTATTGGCTATGACTAAGTATGGTGAGCCAGGTTTACAAACCGTTGAACAACAAATGGCTCTAAATCAATTTAAAGAATTTATTTCCGGTTTCAAAGATGCTGTTCTTGTGGCACAAAATGCGACATTTGATATGTCATTTATAAATACACTAAGTGAACAACCGTTACCAAAGTTAAAAGTTATTGATACTCTTCAACTTCTTAATCATCAGGTTAATCCAGTATTGAAAACTTTGGCTTCCGGTGAATTTGAACCATTTAATGAAAAAGTACAAAAAAGAGCTAGAGATATTCTATCTGTCTTGAAAGGTTCTTCATCATTAGGTAAAGTATCCACTGCTTATGGTATTAGTGCAGAAAATTGGCACAGTGCATTAGCTGATACTAAAATGTTGATGGATGTTTATAAAAAAATAGTAGATACATTAAGATATGCTTCTCAATTGCAAAATATCGATGTTAGACCTGCTCAACAAAAACAAGTTAAAAAATCAATTGACCTTGAAAAATTCTTCTCAAGAAAGAAATAATTTACAAACTAATTAAATTAAAATAACCTTTTATTTTCTTTCTAGTGAAGTGGTAAAAGGCGTAGAGAACTAAAAATTTATAATTGTTCTCGTTAGTTAAAAAACTTAATATGTTGTTTCTGAGGTTTGAGAATGTTTGAAAATAAAACAGCCCTTATTAAAAAAATGGTAAGGGCTTTTTATCCTTTTGCAAAACAGTATATTGGCTTTAACAAGCCGGTACGTTTATTTCTACGTCACGATCCTCAGAATGCAATCGACCCTTTAGGAAAAACAGCCTATTACGATCCAGAAAATTGGACTATTACTGTTTATACGGTAGATCGTCATCCAAAAGATATAGTACGATCAATTGCTCATGAGCTAGTGCACCATAAACAAAATTGTGATGGTAGATTAACTAATATAGCTACAGATAATATAACAGAAGATTCTCATCTAAAAGAAATTGAAGAAGAAGCATATCGCGATGGTAACAGCTGTTTTAGAAGCTGGGAAGATCAATATAAAGCTGGTAAAAAAGATACTGAAAAAGTATTGGAGAACAAAATGAACGAAAAAAATGAAGGTGAATATTCTGGTGATATTACCGAGAACGATACTGTTAAAGAATACTATGTTAAACGAGCCGATAAAGTTGCTGAACACGTAGCTAACCGGTTTGGTTTTAAATTTGATTTTAACTTAAATAATGATCAGGAAGGTGGTGAACAAAAATGAAAAAATCAAAAAAACTAGCTATCTTAAAATTAAGAAAAGAAAAACTAGAAGCAGCTGAGCGTGCGATTGAACAGGCTAATAAAGAAGCTGCCGAACGTGCTGCTGCAGAAGCCGATAGAATTGCTAAAGAAGAAGCAAAAGCAAAGGCGGAAAAAGAAGCTGCTGTAAAAGCTGCAAAAGCAAAGGCAGAAAAAGAAGCTAAAGAAAAAGCTGCCGAAGTTGCTGCAGCAAAACAAGAGGATTGATAATGACAAAAACTTTAAATGATTTAACAAGAGAATTTTTACTGAACGAAGGCGAGAAAAGGAGTGCACCTCTTAAAGCTTGGATTCAGGCTCTTGAAGAAAATCTTTTAAAGGTAGAAGCTCGTTCTCAAACAGATGCAAGACGTTTAGAAATAATGAAAGAACAGATAAAAGAAATCAAAAGAAATTCACGTAGATTAGAAGAACGTCTAGCAATATTGCAGGAAGAAAACGGTAATCTTCAAGAGCAAGTTAAAATATTACAAGAAAAAAAGGATAGTATCAATGATTAAGATTCTTCTAGAAGGTGGCCTTGGAGGGCATATGCCCCATTTATACGAGAATGGGAATTTAACATTTTCTGAATTAAAAGATGTTTTTAGGCTTGCTTCAAAAGGCGAACTATGGGGTACTGAAAAAACAGACGGTCAAAATATATATTTATCATTTTCAGTTAAAAAACAAGCAGTACTTGGCGCAAGAAACAAAACTCAAGTTAAAGAAGGTGGCCTATCAAAAGATGAAATGGTAGCATTTTTTACTGATCATAAAAATCCAAATTTGAAACTAGCTTTTGGCGATGCAATCAATATATTTGAAAAAGCAATTAAATTATTAGATGTAGATAAGCAAATAGAATTCTTTGGTTCTAACGCTGATATTTGGTATAATGCTGAAGTTATGGATGATAGGACTCGAAATGTTGTTAATTATGACACAAGAGGTCTTGTTATACAACGCACAGGTCATGCTTTATATGATAAAGCAACCGCCAAAGTAATCGACGACGAAACCGGTGAAACAGATAAAAAAGCAACTAAGTTTATGAACTTCTTAGAAAAAGTTCAAGATAAAGTATCAGATAAAAGACACGCTATTCTTGTAAATCCAATTCAAAATTTAAAAGCTCTTGATAATAAAGAACCTCTAAGAAATGCATTTATTAGTGTTGAAAATGTTATGAGTAAATATGGCTTATCAGACAACAACACAATTAATGATTTATTAAGAAAAGATTTAAATATGCGCTTAAAGACGCAATTACCATTAGAAATTAAATCATTAATTATTGATGGGTCAATAGGATTGGTACCTCTTAGTAAACGTGAAATAAAAAAACAGCTACCAAAAGAATTACACAGTGAAGTAGATTCTGTTATTGAATCTTTAAAAACTCTAAAAAAAGAAGCAATCAAGCCAATTGAAAAAACAGTTACCGATTTTGCTGCCGAAATGTTAAAAACATTAGAGAGTATCTTCATACTTGATAATAAAAAAGAAACAGTTAGATTAGCAAAAGAGGTAGATGTAGCTATTAAGGCCATACAGAGTTCTGGAAACCAAGGAGATATTGATTTTCTTAATCGTCAACTAGAAAAATTAAAAGGTGTTGATACAATTTCATCAGCTGTAGAAGGCTTTGCTTTTAGTTATAAAGGTACCATCTATAAGTTTACCGGCAAATTTGCTCCAGTTAATCAGATTCTTGGTTTATCAAAATATGGTAGAGGAAGCAAAGGCGAAAGTGAAGATTTAACAGAAGCTGCTCTAACTTCAAAGAAATATGACATAGCTTTATTAGGCGGCGGCTTCAAACCACCGCACAAAGGTCATATTGAACTTATCAAGCAACTATCTTCAAAAGCCGATCATGTTATTATTTTAACAAGTGATAAGTCTTCAAAAGATAGAAAATTTAATACTGGCCAATTAAAAGGTCAAATAATTGATGGCACAAAGTCAAATCAATTATTAAAACAAATGATTTCTGTAGCTGGATTGTCAAATGTTGATCTAAAAATTACACCAGCACCATTAAGAGCTATTTTTGAATATGTAGAGAAAGAAACCAGCTATGGTGAATCGATTCTTTTAGGTGTTGGTGATAAGGAAGATGATGCAAATAGATTTGCTAATATTGCTAAATATATTCCACAAGGAAGTAATATAAAAGTTGATGTTGAAGTTTTAAAACCAATCTCATTTGGTGGAGCACCTTTAAGTGCCAGCAGAATGCGTGAAATTATTTCAAATGCAAATCTGAACCAATTAATTGATTTCATTCCAGATGAAATATCAAATAAGACTGGTTTTGCACAACTTATTCTAGATACATTCTTAGGGCAGCAAGAGAAATCTACAGCCGAAGAAATACAAGAAGAAGTCTTTAAAATATTTGCAAATAAAGATAAAGTAGAAGAAATATCTACTATGGCAGGAGGAAATGTCGCTATTAGTCCTGCAATTGTCACGAGGAAGAAAAAAATGATTGATAGAAAAGTATTCATGGAAGAAATAGAATTAAGAAAAACAATCCGCAAAGCTCTTCTTCTTCGTGAGAAAAAGAAAAAACAATTAATGCAACAGGAACAACTTCTAAGAAAAGAACTTCGTAAACTTATAAAAGAAGCAAAACAAGATTTTAATTATGGTAACACTGGATTAAATAAACTAGGCGCTTTCTTACAAGTTAAGAAGCCACTTATTTCATCTGAATATAAACAATTGCAGACAGATAAAGCACAGCGTGACGCATTCAAGGCTCGTCTTCTACAAAGTTCTAAAGAACTGTTTGATGAACTAGAAGCCAAACTACAAGCTGGCAAAAGTAGTTCTGAATCGGAACTTGAAGAAGAAATTAATGTTTCTATTGATGAACCGGTTGATAATAAACTCTTGCCAGGACTTTTTGATCCGGAACAAGAAAAGAAACCAAAGAAGAAAGATACTGAACAAGAATTCAAAGTAGAACCAACCGGTGAAAGAGAAGCTTCTGAGTTTTTCGACAACTATGTTGGCGAATTGACTGATATATATACTGGTCTTGATAATCCTACTGACCGTCAAATGTTTAGAGATTATTATATGAGCAATATAGCTGCTATCATGGATCAAGCAGAAGCAGAAGTTGGTAATGTAGCTAAACCGGTTGATACAACACCACCAGAAGGTGCTCAACAAACAACTAGTGAACCAACACCAGATCAAAAAGATTCACCAGTAGTTTAAACTGAACGATCAGAATGTAGCACAAGATCGGATCTTTGTTCAGAAGATCCGGATCTGATCTGTGCAGATCACACATTTGACGTCACAACCACTTAACAGATCCAAAAAGATCTGATTATAGTAGATCTACCAGATCTTAAAAAATAAAATATAAATAATAAGATCTTATATTAATAAAATATAGATCTTATAAGAAAGAAAATAGTATGAGCAGATCTTTTCTAGAAATTGGTACCAGTATTGGATCTTTAGTAGAAGAAAAAAATAAAGCTTATGGATCTTCTTTTGAAAAAAGTGCTGAGATTATTAAGATCCTATATCCAAATGGTGTACAACCAGAACAGTATACAGATCTACTAGCTATTACTAGACTTATCGATAAGTTATTCAGGATCGCTACCAAGAAAGATTCTTTTGGAGAAAGCCCTTGGCAAGATATAGCCGGCTATGCTATCCTAGGTGTCAGTAAGGACGAGAAATGAAGACAGTACCATACCAAAGAAAAAAGAAACCATATGGTACCAGAAAGTATTACTCTGTAATATCCAGATTAGAAAGTGAATCAAGAATTAATGAGCAATGTCAGATCTTTCTAAATAAACTTTCTTTAGAAGAAGTAATAGCAGTTAAGTTAGAACTCTCTGCAAGAGCTTCAGGAGGCCATATATATGGAATTCCACTGTGGTCAGCTATTACTAATATAGTAAGAGATGCTATGCTTAAATTTGCTATATCTGCAACACGTACAAAAACAGAAGCTGCTAGATTTTTAGGTATGAATTTAGAGAGTTTTAATACGTATTTAAGACAATATGAAACAGAAAATTATTTTAATGATTCAGAAAAGTAAACTAGTTAAATAAAGGAATATGGGCTTGTAGTTAAAGTGGCGATAACGCTAGCCTTGCACGCTTGAATCGAGACTTCGATTTGTCTCCGGGTCCACCAAATAAACCTATGATTAAAAAACTAATATCAGCAATACGTAAAAAACAAAACGATCCATCAGTAAGACCGTGGGGAAATTATAAAATTCTTCATGAAGACGATAACTGCAAAGTTAAAATAATTGAAGTTAATCCAGAAAAACGCTTAAGTCTGCAATCACATGAGAAACGCGAAGAAATATGGACAATAACAGAAGGCACAGGATTAATGACACTTGGTGTAATGAAATTCACAATGAAGGCTGGTGATAAAGTAAAAATACCGTTTGGTACCAAACACCGTATTGAAAATATTGGCACAGTACCACTTAAATTTATTGAAGTTCAGACCGGTACCTATTTTGGAGAAGATGATATTATCAGATACGAAGATGACTTTGGGAGAGTAAAATGAAAATTAAAGTTGATAGTATTAAAGAAAATGGTGATGGTACAGTTACTCTAGACTTTGAAGTAGATGACGAAGCAGAGGCTGCAATTGCTAAAAGTTACGGAGTAACAGTAGAAGAATTAACTGAGGAACAACTTCAAGAATTTGTAATTAAATCATTAAATGAAGCTGCAGCAAAAGCCGAACAAGAAAACAAACAAGATTGATTAATGTGGTGCGTAATGTGGTATTAACCGTGTTACGCACTATTTATTTTTATGAAAATTATTTTTGAGAAGAAGAAGAAAGGCGACCGCTGTACACGTATTGCAAAACGTAAATATGATGTATGGCCATCTGCTTATGCTTCTGGTGCTGTTGTAAAATGTCGCCAAGGTAAAATCTGGAAAGGCTTATCAGAAGAACAATTAACAGAAGAAATATTAAATATAATTTCAGAAGAATTAGAATTTTTCTTAGAGAAGAAAAAGAAGAAGCCAGATTTTAAAAAAGAAAAAGAAAGTAGTTTGAGCGGATGGTTTTCACGTCAAGGTGGAAAAGGAAAAAGCAAAGGCTGGGTAGATTGTAATACTTGTCGAACAGATAAAGAAACAGGTAAAAAAACTTGTAAAACATGTGGTAGACAAGAAGGTGAAAAAAGAGCCAAATATCCTGCGTGTAGACCAAAACCAAGTGATTGTGATTCATCTGGTAAAGGTGAAGAATGGGGTAAGAAATCGGAATCGTTAGAAATTAATGATGGTTTATTGGAAGAAGATAGACAATATATAAAAAATATTGTTTTAAGTGAACTTCATAAACTTTTTGAAGAAGAGGATCCAAAAGCTGTTGCACAACAAGCAGTTAGTAATGCCAATAATATGATCAGAGATGCTGATTCTGAAAGAAAGGCTGCAGAGGCTCAAGAGAAAATGGCAAAAGACTCGGATAATCCAGAGATAATTAATTCAGCAAAATATAAAAAATTATCTGCAATTGAATTTCAAAAAGCTGCTAGAAAAGCTCAAAAAGACGCAAAAGAGATGGCAGCAAAACCAGAAACTGTTGCTGAAGAAAAAAGCAATTTTCAGAAAGAAATGGAAAAGAAAGGCAAAGGTTGGAAGGTTCGCTTGTTAACAAAAGGAAAACAGCCGGCCGGTTCAGCTTATCCAAATAAGGCACCAACAGATAGAGCAAAAAGTGCTCCTCCCGGTGCAGGTGGTGTTTAAAATGAATGACATGAAAAAACTATTACAAGAATTTAAAAAAAATATGTTGCAAGAAAGAAGCGAATCAACAATTCATCAAGATGCTGTTGATGTTTTAAAATATTTTGTAACCGAGTTCCAACCAGAACCAAACACTCCTGAAGCAAAAATTATTTCTCAAATACAAGAAATAGAAAACTTTGGAACACAATTAAATAGATCTTCTGGTCTTGTAACTGGTACGCCGGAAGAAGATGTAATTGCAGGAAGAAAAATATCAAATACACATGTGCACGATTACATAGAAAATCTTTTATTTAAAATAGGTCTAGATAAGGAAAATATTTCCGGGTTTAAAGCTTTCCTAGAACAGAAAGTAGAAGAGCCAGAAGAAATTACACAAGCAAGATTAGATCTACAAAAAAAAGAAGCTGGTGAAGAAGACTCTGAAGAAGACTCTGATGAAGACGAAGAAGAAAGAATTAAAGTTCAAGCAGCAAAACAAACTGCAATTGGAAGAGCAAAAAGACAACAACCAAAATCAACCGTAATCAGTCCAGAAGATAGCGAAATTACTCGCCGCCGTGCAGCAGCACAAGGCAATAAGACACAACGATAAACCTCTTTACAAACCTTCAAGTTTGGTTTATGATACTTAAAGTGGGCAGATAGCCAAGTGGCTTACGGCACCGGATTACTAACCCGGCATACCGAGAGGTATCGTGAGTTCGAATCTCACTCTGCCCGAGGAAAAAAATTAAGGCACCTGCACGTTGGTTTTTTCTGCACGTTCAATATTTTGAATGACCAAGTCCTTAACAATTTTATAATATTTAATTTTATTGTTATTATTTAAATACTTACAAGATGAAGTATCAATTATACAAAGTTCTATTCCTTGTTCAAAACAGGCGATAATTTTTTGTTTATCGTTATTTTGAATTTTATCAAGTTTTGAATTACCATAAATTGGTTCATAATGAAATATTCCATTTAATTCAAAAGCTAATTTTAATTCAGGTATAAAAATATCTAATTCTGATTGTATCAATTCTTTTGAATTAAAAACAAATTTTAAAGATGGAAAATCATTTCTTAATTGTTCTTCTATATACATTTCTAATTTAGAGCGTCGAATACCAAAGACTTTATTCTTATTATTGAAAGTCGCCGCGCATGATTTGGAACAAAAATTATTTTTTGTTTTTAAAATTTGATTTTGTTTTTTAAAAAAACTAGTATTACAATTGCGACAGTTGACTTTGGTTTTTAAATTTTGTTGATACTGCTTATAACAGTTTTTAGAACAAAATTCCAAAATCATATTTTTATTTCTTCTGCTAGCTTCATCGCTTGAATTTCTAAGAAAATTACATTTACAAACAAGACAAGTTCTGTTATACATCTTCATAACAGTAAATAGTTCAGAAGAATTGAAATTACGATTTTGAATCTCTGTAATTCCGTTAAATATTTTGGAGCACAATATGAACGATCTTAAAGAAGTGGTTGAACAAAAACAAGGTCAACCGTGGAAAGTCGAAAAAGTCTGTGACAGTTTTGAAACAGCGGATTCTGTAAGAAAAAATTTGCTTACTGATAGCAAAGATGGACTAAAAGCAAAAGTAAAATTTCTACCATCGACTGGTAAATTTGTAGTTAAATCACGAAAGCCAGAAGAAATTGTTGTTGAGCAGAAATCTAAAAAAAATAAAAAACAAACGCCTACTGCTTGACGCGCTCCCCAGATCGTGTTAAGATGGTTCACCAGATCGGCCCCAGACGGTTTGGTGGATGTGCTCCCGTAACTCAGTTGGTTAGAGTGTCGCTCTTATAAGGCGAAAGTCGTTGGTTCAAATCCAACCGGGAGTACCAAATATATATAAATAATATGAATAACAATACTTTCGAAAATCATCATTTTGATTGTGATTGTCAAAGTGAACAACACATTTTTCGTGTTACTTCTGAAAATGCTTGGGATAGAGATCTTCCACCGGAACTTTATATCTCAATTCAGTTAAACCAGTACAGAGGCTTGTTTAAACGCTTTGTAACAGCCGTAAAATACCTCTTTGGTTATGAATGCAAATTTGGTCATTGGGATATTGCAACAATCAAAGAGGACGATTTAAACCGTTTAATTGTATTATTACATCAACATAGAGTAAAAGTAGAAAAATTCTATCTAGAGAAAGAAAAACAAAATGCAACCTGATACTTGGGCTGGTGCCGTTAGAGAATTCTTTAGACAATTTGGTGGCCTAGGGGCCCTACTAATTGTTTGTCTGACAGTTGGTCAATGTGTTGGTTTTGTAGATATTTATCGTTTGCTAGGAAAATAAAAGTATGCCCTGTTAGCTCAGTTGGACAGAGCAAACCGTTTCTACCGGTAAGGTCGGGGATTCGAATTCCTCACAGGGCACCAAATTAGCATTATCGAGTTCAGATCATATTTCTTATGCCACATTTTATTTCAAAATTACTACGTAAATTTCTTAAGCTGCCGCACCGTATGTGTGATACTTGTTTAAATGAGTTTCAACATACAACCTGTAAAGGTGAATGTTTGTGTGATATTTGTTATAAAAAGAAATTTAGAGGCAAGTCTTGAAAGACGACGAATACGAAAAGATATTTGAATTATCAGAAAGAATACAAAAATGTATTTCTGATATTACTGAAGCTGTGTATTATAATTTGCACGATGAAGATCCACAATCAGTATTGTTAGTTTATTCATCATTATTGACTGTAACTGGTTATTTTGAGTTTAAATTAAGAAATGAAAATGTCGATAATGAAGCTATAGAAATGACAAAGAGCAGTGCAGAAAAATATCTCTTGTCATTAATAAGCCAAGAACTTGGTTCGGTTCAGCAGAAAAAAGGCGATGCGTAAATTTAAACTATCTTGGGATGATATCTGGATGCGACTTGCAAATGATATCGCAACCCGCTCAAATGACCCACGATTAAAAGTGGGCGCTGTTATTGTCACGGAAGATAATGAAACCGTTTTAGCTATTGGTTATAATGGCGATGAAAAAGGTGGAGATAATAAGCCAGATAGTTTAGAACCTGGCTGTTCAAATTTCATTCATGCAGAAGTTAATGCCATAGCAAAAATGAACTATAATGATCCAAGACCTAGGAAGATATATATAACTCACGCTCCTTGTCCTGTTTGCGCTAGATTAATAATTAATTCTAATATTAAAAAAGTAATTTATTGTCTACCATATCGCAGTGAAAAGGGTTTAGATCTTCTCAAGAAAAGAGGAATAGAAATACTTTCCTGTCCAGAGCAATCAATATGAAATTTGAATTAACCAGCGAGCAACAAGAAAAGATTAATAAGTGGTTAAAAAAAATTGATCAAGAAGTTATAGAAGAACAAAAAAATACTATGACTTTTGATGAGTGGTATGATTTAACTTGTGGCGGTAAATATGCATATTATGGCGCTATAGGTGGTGGAATAAGATATATTTTTATTCCAACTTCAATAGGAACAGTAACAAAAGTTATACATACGTATACAAATAAAGAATTTGATGTAACAGAATATGATACCTGGTGAAAATTATGTCAAACAAAACTCAACTAGAATTTTTAATTGAAATAATTAACGATACACACGTTGGACAAAAGCGTATTAAACTCCGTAAATATATGGAAGCAGCATTTGTACCACAACATGGTATGGAAATATTAGATAGTGGAATTATTTTTCGTGTTAAAACAGTATCATTAGCCGGCTTATCTGGCTTGATGCATATAGCTTTTCCTATTTCACAAGAAAATAAAAAACTTATTTTACGTTCAAAAGAACCAAATGATAAATGGTTAAATGAACAGTTAGAAACCCTAAAAAAACAAGGATGGTCGGTAGTTAAATGAAGAAGATTGATGTTGAAACATTCCTAGAAATGATTCAAGAAGACCTAGTAGAATTTGAAGAGAATGTACATTCAGGTACATTTCATAATCGCAATGCTCATGAGTGGTTTAAATTGCTTAATGATTGGGTAGAATATGGCTTTAATCGCCGAGCAACAGATGAGTGGCAAGAATTTGATAGTGATGAAGACTGACTGCTCTTGACAGATCGCCTGCCCCGTGCTAAGATGGGGCATACGCCGGGATGGTGGAACTGGCAGACACGGCAGACTCAAAATCTGCTGCTAGCAATAGCATGAGGGTTCGACCCCCTCTTCCGGCACCATAAATTATGATTACAAAAGAAAAAACTGATCAAATTGTTAGCTTTATCAAACAAATGCCTGAAATTGAAGATACTTTAAAATATCTTCTTGTTAATTACTTAAAAATTTCGACTGAATTTGTTAAAATTAAAACAGAAAACTTAAACCTTAAAAAAGAAAATGACGACCTCTTGACAGAAGCTGAAGATCTTGGTATGATGGTGCGGCAGCTGCAAGAGGAGCTAGACGGACTAAAAACGATTCATTAAAACCAGGGGTATGTAGTCCAACCGGTAGGAGACAGTTGACTTAAAATCAATACAGTGTGGGTTCGAATCCCACCGTACCCACCAAAAATGAATGAAAAAGATAAATTACAAGAAATAGTTAAAGAGAGTTTTTCATATGCACAAGTATTAAAAAAATTAGATCTTAAGCCAATAGGTGGAAATTATAGAATTTTGCAAAGAAAAATAAAACAATTTAATTTAGATACTTCGCATTTTACTGGACAAGGCCACTTAAAAGGAAAGTCACATAGTTGGAGTAAATCTCAATCTTTAAAAGATATATTAGTAGAAAATTCCACATATCAAACTTGTAAATTAAAAAAACGATTAATAAGAGAAAAATTAATTGTAAATAAATGTTCTGAATGTGGTCTACAAGACACTTGGAATGGAAAAAAGATTGTTCTTCAACTTGATCATGTTAATGGCAACAATTCTGATAATAGATTAGAAAACTTAAGAATACTTTGTCCAAATTGTCATAGTCAAACTGATACTTACGCTGGTAGAAATAAATAAATTTGGGAAGTCGGTAACGATGGCGAGTTACATCAGACTGTAAATCTGACGGCATTGCTTTAGGGAGTTCGAATCTCTCACTTCCCACCAAGAGTTTAAACTTTCTCTAAAAAAGTTATTTACTAAGGAAATAAATATGTCATCAAATCGCGCTCTTACCTATCTCAAGTCCGAAATTCGTTCACGTGTTCTAGAGAATGGTACTGTATCTGCTGCTGATGTTGTAAATGTAATGCGCCTTCATTTTGAAGGATCAGAACGTGGTGGATTTGTTACCAAAGCCTTCCGTGATCTAATTTCTGAAGGTACTCTACGCCCAACTAATCGTACCGAACTAAATCGTAATACCCGTCATCAGGTTACTGTTTATCGCGCTCGTTGATTTAAATAAAATTTAAAATTGTACAAAACCCACTTTATGTGGGTTTTGTACTTATGGGGAATCGTCTAACGGCAGGACAACGGATTTTGATTCCGTTTATCTAGGTTCGAATCCTAGTTCCCCAACCATTTAATTGACTTTTATTAGATTATAACTATCTTATGACAAACCGTAATCAAACACGTCGTGAACGCTATAATAATAAACAAAATATTTCAACTCGATTACCAATCGAAGTTTGTACTGTTAATTTTAAAGAAGAAGTTAATGTAGCATTTGTATTACGTAGTGCGGCTTGTTTTGGTGCTGCAGCCGTGAATGTTATTGGGTCAGTACCAAAAAGAAAAACACTCGCAACACGATCCGGTACGTTACAAGATTATGTACCAATTAATCAGTTTAGTAATCCTCATGAATTTCTACAATATTGTAAAAATAACCACATTAAAGTTATTAGCGCAGAATTGGACCCAGAAGCTGTTTCAATTCATAAATATAATTTCAAGAATGATCTAACAGATTTTAAAAAGATCTGTATTGTTGTTGGTCACGAACAAATTGGAATTCCAGCAGATATATTAAATAATAGTCAAAAAATCTTTATTAATATGCCAGGAATTGGTTTTTGTTTAAATACAAGTCAAGCAGCAAATATTTTTTTATATGAAGCGACTAAACAAATTGTAGGTTTTTAATTATATCTACTAGATAGAAGTATGCTGCTTAAGCATAGATAGCGATGCAGAGCACTTGTAATGCTCAGAGATTGGCGCAAATCCAATAAGCAGCTTATTCAATATCTAGATCAGGTATCGGTGCTGATTCTATAAATTCTATAAATCTTTTAAGATCTTTCCAGGGTACTGCAATACAGATATTTTCAAATTCACTTACACCAGCATAGGTAATACCTATTAATTCTCCGTGTTCATTGAAGATTGCAGAACCGGAACTACCGCTCTTTGTGGGTATGGAATATAGGGAAGAGTTTGAACGAATTAGCGGTGAATAAAAATCGCCAGCATAATATCCTTCAAATAAAAGCACCGCTTTTCCATCTGAGATGCCAAGCGGTGCAGCTATATTAAAAACTTTTTCTCCTCTTAGTGGAGCAACCGGTGATATTATAGTTGCCGGTTGCTCTATTTTTTTTGTCAATACAACACATATATCGTGTTTATCATCAAATGCATAAAACAACATGTTATGTATTTCATTTTTTACATCAATAATGGTTGTATCATCTTTTATGGGAAATAGTTCTTCTGGAATTGTATCTACTTTACTCTCTAAACCAACACAGAAGTGTCGCGCAGTTAAAATTTTTGTATGGTTACTACCATGTGAAAGTATGACTCCTGAAGCAACTGAAGAAAATAAAATATTTCCATTCTTATCTGAAACGTTTTTAATCAACTTAACAAAAGAATCGTAAGGAAGTACTGTCTTATTATGAGTATGAGTAATATTTATTATTGAGTCTTTAATATCACCTAAACCAAGACAATTTGTATGTGAAGTACAGTTTAATGATAAAACAGACAATAAAAGAACAGCTAGTTTTAAGATGTGTTTAGTGACCATAAAATAACTAGTGTTCGAAAACCTAAAGGTACAATATGAAAAAAATATATGTTCTAGATACAAGTGTTCTCTTAACAAGTGCCAATTCTATCTTTTCTTTTGGAAAAGACGATATCGTACTCCCTCTAAAAGTACTAGAAGAAGTCGATAAACATAAAAACAGACAAGATTCAGTAGGCCAAAATGCGCGTAACTCTATTAAAATTCTTGATACACTAAGAGAGTCTGGTTCCCTTCAAGAAGGAGTTAGAATTCAGAAAGGTAAAGGAGTTTTAAAATCTGCTGCCCTTGATGCATCACATTTTCCAAAAGATCTAGATTTATCGGTACCAGATCATGTAATTATTGCAACTGCATACGCTGTATCTAAAGCACATTTAGATAAAAAGGTCGTCGTTGTTTCACGTGATGTTAATATGCGTGTTATTTGCGATGCAATTGGTTTGCAAAGCGAGTCATATGAAGCCAGTCAGGTTATTTCTGATTCAAGTGAATTGTACAGTGGTATATGTGAATTGGTTGTTGATGATGAGTTTATTGAGAGACTATATAGCGGTGAAGGATTGACTTTGGAAGAAAAACAAGCTGATAAGCTATTTCCAAATCAGTTTATTACACTTATATCAAATAAAAATGCTAATAAAACCGCTCTAGCTAGATTCTTAGGAAAAGAATTGCCCTTGAAAAAGGTACCAGACTTTAAAGGTAGAAACAAAGCTGTATTTGGTGTTGAATCCAGAAATCGTGAACAGAGTTTTGCTTTTGACTTATTAATGGATCCAAGTGTACCAATTGTTACATTGGTTGGTAAGGCTGGTTCCGGCAAGACTCTATCAGCAGTCGCAGCAGGATTGGCTCAGTTGCTTGAAAAGCAGACGTATACTCGTCTGATAGTCTCAAGACCAGTTCAGCCATTAGGACGCGATATAGGCTTCCTGCCGGGTACTCTCGAAGAGAAGATGATGCCTTGGTTGATACCAATTCAGGATAACTTGCAGTTCCTTCTCGGGAATGATAAAGCAACGTTGCAAGATTATATGACAAGAGGTGTTATCGAGATTGAAGCCCTTACCTATATTCGTGGTCGTTCAATTGCAAAAGCTTTTATGATTATCGATGAGGCACAAAATCTTACTGCTCACGAGTTGAAAACAATTGTTACTCGTGTTGGTGAAGGTACAAAGATTGTATTAACTGGTGATATTGAACAGATTGATAACATATATGTTAATGATACAAGCAATGGACTTGCATATGCTGTAGAAAAGTTTAAAACAGCATCTTTAGCTGGCCACGTCAGTCTGCAAAAGGGTGAACGTAGTGCTGTCGCAAGTTTGGCAGCAAAAGTACTTTGAGGTTTAAAATGACAGATATACTAGAAAATGAAACAGCCAAAAAAGTGGTCCTTCCAGAAGGACCATTGAAAGAAATGTTTGTTAATTATGTTGGCTCTAAGTTAGAACCAGAAAATGGCGAAGTAACAGTAGAGATGGTAGTAAGTGTCCTAGCAGAAGAATTTCCAGAATTTCTAATGCTAGTAGCTGAAGAAAATTTCCTAAGAGGATATCAACAGGCTTTGGTAGATATAGAGAATTTTAGTGCTAAACAACAGGAAAGCAGTATAGAACAAAATTCACCAACTTGATTAATTATATTTATGGTGTTTCCTATTATTAAAAATAATAATCCGATTGGTGAGTATCGAATAGGAGAAACTGTAATACTTGTTAAAAATAGTTTTACTGGTAATTTTGAAATTAACAATGTTATACAAACAATAAAGAATCTGCCATATTCAATACTGAGTGTGGCAGATTCTATTTGTATTGGCGATTTTCCTTTTCTTAAAAAAAGACAAATAGAAGCCGTGTATAACGATAGAATGATATATATAACTAACAAGCAGAACAGCCCAGAGCAATTTTTAAAAAATCTCATTCATGAATTGGCTCACGGTTGTGAAGAGCAATACTATAATGATGTATATGATGATCATTCTATCAAACAGGAATTTATTTCTAAGCGCATTAAAATGTACGAAATTTTAACAGCATATGGATATGATCAATTTAAAAAGGAAAGTTACTTAAACCCGGAATATGAAGAATCATTCGACAAATATCTTTTTCAAACTATCGGCTATGACAAACTTGGTAGTTTGGTACGTGGGGTATTCTTATCACCTTATGCAGCAACATCACTCAGAGAATATTTCGCCAATGGATTTGAAAAATATTTTCTGGAAGGTGACGAAGAGATCAATAGAGTTTGTCCACAACTAGCCTCAAAGCTTGCTATGTTCGTGCAAAAGGTTGTTTAATTTTGCCGGGGCCTGTGCTAGACTGGTCCTACTGGTTTTCCGCAAGGATCACCTCACTTAACAGAGGTTTAAAATGAGTTTAGATTATATTTCCTATTCTGCTTGGAAGGATTGGGTATTTTGTCCATTTAAATACAAAATTACACGTGTTGATAAGGTTCGCTTATTTCAAGGAAATGAATTTAGTGTATTTGGTACAGCAGTACATGATACTGTAGAACAGTCACTTCTTTTGGAAAAAAAGAGATCCCAACTTGGCCTTCTAAAAGATGATAGCGAAGAAATTGATAAGAAAAAATACTTCCAAAATCGATTTCTAGAAGAAATTACTAAATTAAAAGAAAATGGTATAACTGTTTCTGCTGATTTGATAGAAGAAATGAAAAAGCAGGGAGACGAGTTGGTTGAACTTATTTTACCAGAAGTTAAAAATGTTTTTGGTGAATACGAAGTAGTCTCAGCTGAAGAAGAAATAAGGCAGAATATCGAAGGAAATCCTAATTTTGATTTCTATGGTTTTATAGATTCAGTCCTAAAAACTCCGGATGGAAAGTATCACATTATTGACTGGAAGACTTGTAGCTGGGGTTGGGACATTGAAAAGAAAACAGAAAAAGAAACAACTTACCAGCTAACATACTATAAGCACTTTTTCTGTCAGAAACACAAGCTTGATCCAAAGAATGTTGAGACGTATTTTGGTCTACTAAAGAGAACAGCCAAAAAAGATAAAGTAGAAATCTTTCGCGTAACAAGTGGACCAAAAAAAGTAGATAATGCTCTTAAAATACTGGATACCTGTGTTAAAAACGTTGAAAAACAGAAGTTTATTAAAAATAAACTATCTTGTACAAAATGTGAATTTCACAAAACAATTTACTGTCCATAAACAAAAGGAAAATAAATGAATAAAAAAACAAAATTATTGATCATAAGTGATCATCCTTTGTCTAGTTCTGGCGTCGGCACACAAACGAAATATATGATTGACTACCTTCATAAAACAGGTAAGTATGAGTTTATTTGCTTGGGAGGTGCTGTAAAACATCACGACTATAGACCACAAAAATTTGATGTTTATGGTGATGATCTCTTAGTAATTCCTGTTGATGGATACGGAAATCCAGATGTTATTCGTGCTATTCTCAGAGATCATAGACCCGATGCTATCTGGTTTATGACAGATCCGCGATTCTATGAATGGCTCTGGGATATGGAAGACGAGATTCGTGACAAGGTTCCTTTAATCTATTATCACGTTTGGGATAATTATCCATATCCAAAATTTAACAAGCCTTTCTATGATTCAACTGATATAATAGTTACAATATCTAAATTAACAGATGATATTGTCAAGACAGTAGCACCAAGTGTTAAATCAGTCTATCTACCACATAGCGTAGATATGAATTTGTTTAGTAAATTGCCACAGCAAAACATAGATAATATTCGTAAACAGCATTTTAATAATAAATTCCTTGTATTTTGGAATTCGCGAAATGCAAGAAGAAAAATGTCTGGTTCAGTAGTTTGGTGGTTTAAAGACTTTTTAGATATTGTCGGTAAAGATAAAGCTTGTTTATTGATGCATACCGATCCTAAAGATGGTCACGGTCAAGATCTTGAGGCAATAATAGTTGAACTTGGTCTAACCAATGGAGAAGTAAAATTTTCTAAAAACAGATCACCACCACAAGAAATGGTAGCTATGTATAATGCCGCTGACGTAACAGTTTGTATATCTGATGCAGAAGGTTTTGGTTTGAGTTGTATGGAATCGCTTGCTTGTGAAACACCTGTAATTGCTAATATGACCGGAGGCTTACAAGAGCAAGTATTTAATGGGCAGGAATATTTTGGAGTTGGTATTAAACCGGCATCAAAAGCTGTGATAGGCTCACAACAAGTTCCTTACATCTACGAAGATCGAATTTCAAAAGAAGACTTTGTTGATGCTTTGGTAAAATTATACAATATGTCTAAAGAACAAAGAGAAGAGTTGGGCAGAAAAGGCCGACAACATCTTTTGGACAATTATAATCCAGATATTTTATTACCACAATGGGATGTATTAATTCAAGATGCAATCAAGCCCGGTGTGTGGGAAAATAGAAAATATAATCGTTGGACACTTAAAACATTTTGATCGGAGAACAGATGAAAAAGAAAGTAATTGTTAGAGGACCAGTATTAAGTAGAAGTGGTTATGGAGAAATGGCTCGTTTGGCTATTCATTCATTAGCAAGGTTCCCAGATCATTTTGATATTACTATCTTGCCAACAAATTGGGGAAGAACAGGAAATCTTCTAGAAACATCAGAAGAAGTAAAATTGCTGATGCCAATTATTCTAGAATCACAAAAAAGAATCCAGAATAAGGAACAGTTTGATGTATCAATACAGATTTCTATACCAAATGAATTTGAAAAAATAGCGCCAGTTAATATTGGCTATACTGCTGGTATTGAAACAACAAAAGTTTCTCCAAAATGGATTGAAAAATCCATACTAATGGATAAGTTTATTGTTATATCAGAACATTCTAGAGATGTGTTTAATAATACAGCTTATCAGGCTGTAAATCAGTCTACAAAAGAACAGTTTGAATTCCGTAATACTAAGCCAATAGATGTAGTTGGGTTTCCAGTTAAAAATTTGGTACCAGTTGTACCAGAATTAGAACTACCTAATGATTTTAATTTCTTGACAGTGGCTCAATGGGGACCAAGAAAGAATATAGAAGCAACAATTCGTGCTTTTGTTGAAGAATTTAAAGATGAAGAAGTTGGACTAGTAGTTAAGGCAAATTCAGTTAAAAATAATATTATGGATAAAACTCTAACAGAAGTTAGAATGAAAAATCTACTATCTACCTTACCTCAAGATAGAAAATGTAAAATCCATCTTCTTCACGGTAATATGACTGATGAAGAAATGGCTGGTCTTTATCAGCATCCAAAAATTAAGGCTTTTGTAAGTACAACGCACGGTGAAGGTTTTGGTATTCCTATGTTTGAGGCTGCATCAGCAGGATTGCCCGTCGCCGCACCATTTTGGAGTGGACAGACTGACTTTCTGAAAGCCCCGAAGAAAGAAAAGGATACCGGCAAGATTAAAATGCGCTCACACTGTGTTAAAATCGATTTTGAGCTAAAGGAAGTACAGAAAGAAGCAGTTTGGGATGGAGTAATTCAGGCTGATTCTAAGTGGGCATATGTTAAACATAGTTCTGTTAGGGAAGCTATGAGAGAATTGGTTAAGAACTATGCACCAAATCTTTCACAGGCGAAAAAGTTACAAGAACATGTATTGAAGACTTTCACCGAAGAAGTCGTTTTCAGGCAATTTGCTGAAAGTGTTTGGGGCGGCTCATTAGAAAATAATACCGAAAATAAAGAAATGATTATTGGTGATTTACTGTGAAAAGATTATTGTTTGTCTCCACATTCAGAGGACCGTCTGGATATTCTGTTGCAGCTAGAAGTTATTTAAAATGTTTAGATTCGTTTTTACAAATGAATCCGGGTGCTTTTGAATTAGGTCTTTATACTTGGAATTTTGAACAAGCCAAACTGTCCAAATCAGAAATACAATTAATTGAAAAATATGAATTAAAAAATAGTGATGAAATGGTAGAGTTTTGTAAAAAAGATTATGATGTTGCTTGGTTTTTAACACCAAATTTAATAATTGATCATTTAAAATTTGATCCCATTTTCCAAAATTCTAAAAAAAATACCAATATGGTTGTTTGGGAAACAGATAGGGTACCGGCATTTTGGTTAGAAAATTATAAAAAATATTTTCACCAAATTATTGTACCTTGCGATTGGAATAAGCAAGTTTTTGAGTCACAAACGGGACTCCCTACGTATAAGATTCCATATTTGATTGATTTTTCTGAACCAATCAGAAAAGAACAGAAAAAAGTATTTAATATTCTATCTATGTCTCAGTGGACACCAAGAAAAGGTTTTGATTTACTGATAAAAGCTTATTGTAGTGAGTTTTATCATCAAGAAGATGCTCTATTAACAATAAAGACATATGGCTTTGGACCAGCGACTGGTAAGTTCGAAGAAGACAGAAATCACATATTATCAGAAGTTAAAAATTATAAAAATTCAATAAGTCATTATCTAGATCCAATGAAATGCAAAATTAATGTAGTAACCGGTCTTTTATCAAAACAGGAAATTGACATAATAATAGATAATTCTAATTTATTTTGTTTGCCGACAAGAGGCGAGGGTTTTGGATTAACAATTGCTGAAGCTATAGGCCGAGAATTACCTGTGATGACACCAGATAAAGGTGGCCATATAGATTTTATTCATCCGGATAATTTCTTTATAAATTCCAGGTTTATGACCTGTACCGGTGCTTTTACTAAGGATTACTCATCAGTAGAAATGAAATTGGTTGAAACAGATTTAGATGATTTACGAAACCAGCTTAGGAAAGCATATAATTTGTGGAAAGAGAACCCTGAACAATTAAAACGAACCGGTATAGAATCACGTAAATTTTTGCAAGAGTATTGCAATCCACAAAAAATAACCCAAGATTTGGTCAATGTTTTATTGAATTGAGGAATAAAATGACAAAACAAAAAGTAGCATTAATAACTGGAGTAAATGGACAAGATGGTTCGTATCTTGCCGATCTACTTCTTTCAAAAAATTATAAAGTAGTAGGCTTGCTAAGATATACTGCATCGAATGACACAGCAAAATTAGCCGGTATACAACACAATTTAGCAAATCCAGATTTTTTGATTGAAACTGGAGACATTACTGATGCCTCTGCGATGTGGAGATTAATCGATAAACATAAACCAAATGAAATCTATAATCTTGCCGCACAATCACACGTTGGAGAGTCTTACCGTTCACCGATGAGTACAGTACATATTGATGCTGTAGGTCCAATGAATATCTTGGAAACAATTCGATGTATCGATAAAAGTATCCGCTTTTATCAAGCGTCAACATCAGAAATGTTTGGTGATATGCCTGGACCACAAAATGAAGATACTGTATTTTCTCCAATTTCACCATATGCTTGTGCTAAAGTTTTTGCACACAACCTAACTGCTACATATCGTAAATCATATGATATGTTTGCTTGTTCTGGTATTCTCTTTAATCACGAATCACCAAGACGTGGAGAGCATTTCGTAACTCGTAAAATTACAAAAGCTGCGGCTAATATTTTAGCTGGTAAACAAGATAAACTAGAATTAGGTCGTATTGATACAAAACGTGATTGGGGTTTTGCCGGCGATTATGTAGAAGCTATGTGGTTAATGCTTCAAAATAGTGAGCCAAGAGATTATGTTATTGGTACCGGTGAAACACACACCGTTAAAGAATTCGTAGAAGAAATCTTTACTCTTGCCGGCCTTGATCCAGAAAAACAAATGGTTTCAACTGAAACACTTTTTAGGCCACACGATGTTGCTTTCCTTTTGGCAGATCCAAAAAGAGCAGAACAGGAATTAGGCTGGAAACGTAAAGTAGGTTTTAAACAGCTAGCAAAAATGATGTTTGAGCACGATAAAACTTCATTAAAATAATATGGGAAACAAAATTTTAATTATTAATTGTGGAGCAGGTGGTGATATTTTAAATTGTACACCAATTGTAAAACATCACAAAATAGTAGAACCAGATTGTCAAATAACTTGGCTGACCAGTAAAAAATATGTACATATATTAAAAAATAATAAAAATATTGATAATATATTAATATATGAAAATATACACACAGGCGATGATTTGCATAGTTATGTAAATATGACCTTTTTTATCGAACAGAATGAGAAAGAGTTATTTTCAAAATATGATATAGTCAAGTTTGTAGCTCCATATTATTATTCTCTCAAGAACAGAATCGAACTTTCAAGACAAGAAGATAATTTATTGAATATCATAAAATATAAAACATCCGGAATTACAAATTTTGCTTGTGACTTTATTCCAAATATATTTTTAACTCAAGAAGAAAAACTAGAAGCACAACACTTTGTTAAAAGTATTAATAATGATAAAAATAAGTTTATTTTATTAGAATATGAAAATTTCTCTAATCAATCTCCATTTAATTTAAATTATATAAAAATTTTGTGTGATTTTGCTGAAGATAGAGGATATAGTATTATTTTTAGTGGAAAAAATAAGCCAGAATATTTTGATTCATTAGCAAAAAAATATGGAATAGATATCCATTTTTATAATGGTTCTTTTATGTCTAATGCAGAGTTGTACAATTTGGTCGATATGTTTATCGGCTGTTGTTCTGGATTAAGCTGTTTAACACATTCTGACTTTTGCGATATATCTAAGCCTAGAATTGAGGTAACACATGGCTTACATTGGAGTAGTTTTGAGTGGAAGCATATGCAAAATAAAACCATTGTTACAACAATTGATCAATTCAAAGAAAGTTTAAAAAATTGTATATGAAAAAAAAATATATATTTGGTACAAAAGGTTTTGCTAAAGAAGTAGAGTTCATAATTTATGAAAACTTTGGTAGCTTGGCAGATGTTGTTTTTGTAGCAGAAGATTCTTCTGAAGACTTAGGCACCCAAATTAATGGCAGATCTGTAATTTCAGAGAAAGATTTTTTTAATATTAATGAAGATATCGAGTGTTTTATAGCAGTTGGAAGTCCAAATATAAAACAAAAAATTTATTCTAAGTTAAAAAATAAAAATAATATTTCTTTTCCAAATCTTATACATAAATCTGTTGTATTAGATGAGCGATTTGTTAAGTTAGGTTTTGGAAATATATTATGTTCTCATGTATCTGTTACTACAAATATTGTAATTGGTAATTTTGTACATATTAATTTAAATTGTACTCTTGGTCACGATTCTAGAATCGAAGATTTTGTTACCTGCTCGCCAGGTTGTAATATATCTGGAAATGTAAATATACAAAATTTAGCCTATCTCGGTACAAATTGTATTATAATCGAAAATAAAAAAATTGCTAGTAATGTAATAATTGGTGCTGGAGCGGTAGTAGTGAAAGATCTTTTAGAATCTGGCACATATGTTGGAATGCCTTGTAAAAAAATTAAATAGGAGTTTAATATGGCGGATACACTAGGAAGTTTAATTGATAAATTATTTACTATAGATACAAAAATGTGGAATAATCAAGAAGAAATATATAAAATTCGTAAAATGGATTTTGAACAATATAAGACAGAATACTTTTCGAATGAAGAGGGCGCTAAACGTCTTTGGGACTGTTTGAAAAGAGCAACAGATCTTAATGTTCAAAGAAACCAGTTGATTGACGAGATTGATCAAAAAGTAATTCTAATGATTACCGAAGCTGCTGCAGGTAAAGAATTAGATGACGGTAAAAATATACAAAGAAAGCACAAAACATACTAAGGAAATTAAAACATAGTATTATATTTTAAAAATACTATAACTGATATATCAAAATATGATAAAAGTATACGATCCATTTATTAATGAAAAAACAAAAAAATATGCATATGAGGCTATAGAATCCGGATGGATATCTTCGCAAGGCGAGTTCATACAGAGAGCAACAGATAAACTTAAGGAAGTATTGAAAACAGAAAATCTGTTTTTAGTAAGTAATGGTACTACCGGTATGCATTGCGTCTCTAAAGCCATTCAGATTAAATATCCAAATATTAAAACACTAATAGTACCAAACAATTCTTATGTTGCAGCTTGGAATACTTTTTTATATGAAGAAAAATTCTCTTTAGTATCTGTAGATTGTAATATTGATTCCTGGAACTATGATTTAAATGAATTATTTGAACTTTTAGACAAATCAGACTTACATACAACAGCTTTATTGTGTGTACATAATCTTGGAAATATAATAAATATTGATTTGATAAAAGAGAAATATCCAGAACTATTAGTTGTTGAGGATAATTGTGAAGGACTGTTTGGAAAATATAATGGTAAATTTTCCGGTACACAAACTTTTGCTTCTGCTGTTTCGTTCTTTGGTAATAAAACTATTACCTGTGGTGAAGGTGGAGCAGTCATAATCAATGATAAACAAATTCTAGAATATCTAAAATCTTTTATTAATCAAGGTAATACAAACCAAAGATTTAAGCATGATAAAATAGCTCAAAACTATCGCTTGACAAATGTACAAGCGGCGTTTTTATTAGGTCAACTAGAAAGTCTAGATGAAATATTAAATCTAAAAATAGATTTATACAATACATATACAAATTCTTTTAAAGATTTAGATTTTGTACAAGTTCAAGTACAAGAAACCAACACAGAACACTCCTGCTGGATGTTTGGTCTAAGATTTACAAATGGAATTACTTACAATAAAGCTCTTGGTTATTTTAATAAAAACGGAATAGACATAAGACCTATGTTTTATACTCATGAGAAGCAAGAATTCTTAAAAAATAAAATAACTACGAACAGAACAAATCAGAATGGCAATTTAGTAAATAATTATTCTGTGGTTCTTCCTAGTTATCCTTCTTTACAAAAAGCACAGATTCAGCATATAATAGAGACAGTCAAAAATATCAATAAAGATATTTGAAACATTAATTGGAGTAAAGAAATGAAATTATCAAAACAAGCTATGGGCTCATTAATGATGGCTCTACAAAAGAGTCTACTAGAACAAAGCGATATAGTTCCAGTATTAGAAGAATTAGAATGGGAAAGTGTTGATGGTAATCTTTTTGTTAAAAATCCACCAGCTTTCTCTGTTAACCAAGTTGAACACGAAGTAGACTGATGCCAGTTTATACATATAAATGTAAAAGCTGTGAACAGCAGTTCGATACTTTTCATGATATGTCCACTCGCTTAACAGATTGTGAAAAGTGTGGAACAATAGATTCACTTAAGAAGGTATTAAGTTCTTCAATAACGGTTGCTCAAAAAAATAATAGTGGGCAATTAGTTCGAACATTTATTGAAGAAAATAAGGAAAGTCTTAAGGAAGATATGAAAAATATCAAGAGGCAGGACTATAATAAATGACAATTGTTTTACTAATTTTACTGGCTATATCAATTGGTATTAATGTATTATTTGGTTGGTATGCTTTTAGATTAGTAAAACGTATTGTTCTTATACAAGAAACATTTCAAATATTTGATTCACAAATATCTGATTTTACAGAGCATTTAACAAAAATTAATGAACTTGAAATGTTTTATGGTGATCCCACTCTTGAATCACTAGTTCAACATACAAAATTTATAACACAAGCCTATTCTGATCTAAAACAGGATTATATGGTTGTAGCTGGAGAAATTGATGCCACGTCCGAAGAAGAGCCAGAGCCAAAACAGTTTGAATTCAAACCAAACAAACGTAACCTTTAATAAAACAACTCAAGTAAGAACAACACAAGGAAAAATATATTTTTCAAAAGTTCATGAAGATGCAATCGTACAATATGCTCAAGTACGAGATCCAAAAAAAAGACAAGAACTTTATGTTGCTTATATCGGCCCTGTTTTTAATGAGTTGGTAGATAAAATAGTTTTTACTTATAAGTTCACTAGTTTACCAAATATTGAAGACCTAAAGAGCGAGTGCAAGGTTTGGTTAACAACCATATTGGATAAATTTGACCCATTAAAAGGCTCTAAGGCATTTAGTTACTTTTCAGTCATAACCAAAAATTGGTTTATTCATAAAGTCAAAAAGAATTCTCATCAAGCAAAACACGAAGTATATTTCGAAGATATCAAAAAAGAGAGCGAAGAAGATAACCTATTGGTTCATAACACATATGATTCAGATAGAGAGGGAGAAGAATTTTGGGGCGCTCTTTGGAGCGAGATGAAAGAATGGGATTCAGAAGAATTAAAACAGAACGATGATAAAGTTTTACAAGCTGTTAAAATTTTATTGGAGAATCCTGATCGTATTGAAATTTTCAATAAAAAAGCAATCTATCTGTATATAAGAGAGATAACGAATCTAAATACCAAACAAATAGCTTCAAGTTTAAATCGATTAAGAGATAAATATAGAGATTTTAAACTTGATTGGGAAAATGATATATTATGAATAATAAACAGATCGAAAAGTATCTTGAAGAAGCTATTGATAATATAAGAGAAGATCGTAAAAAAGCTGATAGTCTCTTAAGAGATATAGCTGTTTATATTGGTGGCAGTCAAGAACGTCATAGAGAAGTTGGCTTGACTGCTGCCAAATATCTTGAAACTCTACAGCGTTCAAATGAGCAATTAGTAAAAATAACAGACATACTAAAAAAATCCATTAAAAGTGAATATGGAGATTTAAATGAAAATGAGAAAAATAGTATGTATGATGAAATAGAAGCTACCGGTAAAGAAGAATAGATATCTAAATTATTTCAATTCTAGATATTTATTCTAGAGGTTTCTAGATTATGTCGAATAGAATTCTGAATCCAGAGGATGAGCCTTTTGGTCAAAATAATGCTTGGCCAAGAATAAGAAGAGCAAATCCGACCGACTCTGAACTCGAAAGATTAAAAAAAGATGAACATATTAGACCAGATGTTTCAAAGAACATTTCTGGTCCTTTGGTTGGTATTGCTTTAGAAAACGGCTATTATATTTATCCTCCATTTCCTGCTGAATATCAAAGTTCACAAATGCAGAATATTGATAAATTGATAGCAGTAAGAGCGCAAATAATAGAACAAGATAACTGTCCACATCCAGATCAGGGTATTAATTTTGATAATGGCGAAGAAATACCATCAGAAACATTAATGCCTCTTTTTGAAATATTTATTTCAGTATCTGATAAATTAGATCCTCCAAGTAAAGGTGATAAGATATTTGTTGATTATGAAAATCGTCTGTTTCGAACAAGACCAACTTATTATGGTATATCCAGAAAAGGATCAGAGACAGCAGGAAAAAAGAAAGACAAAAAAGCTTCACAGATTACTTCACAACAAAATAATTTAACAGATAGTACAAAACCACCTTCTGGTTTAAATCCAATACCAAGTATCCAGCAACAGTCTTTTCCTGCTTCTGAACAAAATGCTTGTATAGATTTAAAAAAAGCGAATCGGCAACCCGGTATATGGCCAATAACAACCGGTGGTCCACCTCCACCAAATGGATATGAAACAACAGAAATGGTTATAATACCAGGTAGTGCTTTTATATTATTTCCAAAGAAATATATAAAAGCTGTTGAAGCTATGATAGATGCATATAAAAAAGAAACCGGTCAAACTTTAGGTTTTACCAGTGGTTATAGAAATATAGATTTACAAAGGTGTATGTATCAAGACTGGCTAAGAAAAGGTCAACCATTTCCACAAGTTGGAAATCCAGATAGAGGTAATTCAAAACATCCAGCTGGAAAGGCTATTGACTTTTCAACCGGCAGAGAAGGAAATTTGTTGTTTAAGCAATTTACTGACAGTTCTAGTTTTAATTCTTTACAGAGAGTTGATCAAAATTCACAGAGTTTTGAAAAAACAAAAAATGGTGACTTTGGTTTAGTTGCTAAATGGTTAGCAAGCAATTCACAGAGATTTGGTTTTATTTGGACCGGATGGTCTTTTAAAGAGTTGTGGCATTACGAATTTGATGAAAATGCTGCAAGAAGTTTAGGTTTAATTGAGTAATTATGGCAAATTTAAAACAGAAATTAGAACTTAATAAATTAACTGAAAAAGCAAGAGATGGATTCTCTGACTCTTCTACAATAGTTTCTTCAGCCGGTATTGGTGGTGATGATATTGCAGAGCTATCTCCACGTTTTGCACAAGCACGATATGAAATATTATTACAAGGAAAACAAGACTCAACTATAGTTCTAGGTCGCGATAGAACTGGACCTTTTGATGGCTATGGTATTAATGGAAATACTTCCTGTGCAGCTATTGATATGGTGGTTGGTAGAAGAAGTGCAGATGAAAAATTCTTAATAGAACAAGATATAACCCATCCAGATTTTACTACAGATGCTGCAAGAATCTATTTAAGCCAAAAATCTGATATCGATAAAGCTCTTGGTATTCCTCCTGGAAATAGTGGTTTATCTATAGCTAGATCAACTGCGGCTTTAAAAGCCGATGCAGTTAGACTTGTTGGTAGAGAAAGTATTAAATTGGTTGTTGGCACTGATCAAAAAAATTCTCAAGGTGGAAATATCGTTTCCAGATATGGTATTGAGTTATTGGCTGGTGATTTAGAGGACGGTGAAAGACTAATGATCACTGAAGAAGTAAGAGAAGCACAAATATCGGAAATAGAAGCCGGTGGTTTGCAGCCAATTCCTTTGGGTATTAATACTGTTTTTGCTCTTGACCAATTAATTGAAAAGGTTGATAAATTGAGTGCTATTGTAAGTACTGCCACTATGACAGTAATTGACTATATGAATGAAATGGCTTATCATAAACATAAAAATCCAGTAAATGAATATTTTGGTATACCTGTTTTACCATCCGATGAATCTATCTATGCAAATAATGCAGCTGCTGCTCAATTATTAAGCTTTACAATAAATGATATTAAAATGTTTCGTATGGAACTAATTTCTTATAAGGGTGAACACTTAAATCCTGCTGGACCTTATTATATAAACAGCAGGTTTCACAGATTAAATTGAAAATGGTTGGTAAATAGATAATGGCTCAAGAAATAACAAAAGATTTGTTAATACCTGGTTCTGTAGAAAATATATTTCCTCTTCAAACAGAGGTGACATTAGAAATTTCGAAATTACCAGAGTATGTAACTCAAATTAAGAAGCTATTTTCTTTTTATAATCAACAATTAGTTGCTTCTGAGAGTACAATCGTTGGGTATAATCTAGATTCAGAAATTGGCGGCTTGGTTCGATTTTTAGTAGATCTAGAGGCGGCAATCAAAACTTCAAATAATATAAAACCAATCATAGCATCAGAACCAGAAAAGATATCTATTGCTGATTATGAATTTGTCACTTTGAGACTAATCGGTGAAAACAAATTAGAACCCAGAGTTTTTTCTGATGGAGTTTCTAGAGATGTTATTTTATATGATAGGATTGATTATGTCTATCTACAAAATAAAACATTTTCTAGGTCTTTAGCTGTTTTAACTACTCTAAAACAACCATTATTAATAAGTTCAAACACAACGTTATCACTAGTTTTTAATTTACTTGAGATTATAAGACAAATAAATGCTCCAATACCGAGCAATCTTTTGTTGTGTCAAGGAAGAGAAACGAGTCTTTCAAAACTAGAAGACAGTTTATCTCTGCTGGGCTTTGGTGCTGGCGTTACTAGTAAAGTCTTACTAAAAGATTTTATAAATGCCTATATCCATCCACAACAAAAGATTGAATCGCTTCCACAAATAAAACCAAAAGGCTGTACTCAGGAAGTAAGAGATAGAATCTCTACAACAAGGGCGCAGCTTAATTTATTAGAAATACAAACAGCTTTTCCGGGGTTTGGTGGAACACCGGATCAGAAAAAAGCCTTAGAAGAGTTAAAGATAAAATTAATTGAATTAACAAAGGTCTGTCCGGATCTTGCAAGTGAAATAATATTATTTGACAATGTAAAGAATTTTGACAAAATAGGAAAATTATTTACAGATTTTATACAAAAATATAATTTAGCTTGTGTTGTTGATGAAGCTATTAAATGTGTAATGCCTCAAATTCCGTGTGACCAGATTTTGAGAGATCTAACGGTAGATAATTTTGAGCAGAGATTAATAACAGCTTTCCCATTTCAGAAAAACATTATTACAGCTTTAAGTTTAAATATTAGAGATGAATTACAGAAACAAAACGAAGCAAGACAAGCAGAGGGTTTGGAGCCTTTAGATCCAGCTGGTCAAACACAATTTGTTCTTGATAGTATTGATAAAGTTATTGACTTAGAAGCTCTTTGCAAATTAGATATTAGTGCAATATTGGCTCTTTTGGATAGTCTTTTTAATATAAAATTGCCTTCTTTTAATATCCTGGATTGGCAATTTAGTTTTAAGATAGATTTTCAAACAGCTGTCATTGAAGGAATATTGGCATTACTATTAAATATTATTCAACAAGTATTGAATGAATTGATCGGTTGTAATGCTCTTGATGGTTTTATAGCTGGAATACTTAATTCTGATATCGAGGCTCCAACTGGTTTATATGGAGATTTAGCTGCTTTATTTGATGGTAACTTTAATTTTGAAAATACGCAAGGTGCCATAGGAAATGGAATGCAAAATTTCCTAACACAAAGTGGTGTACAACTAGCTAATATAATCTCTTTTGAATCAAAACTTGGAAACAACCTTCTTGGTACTACAGTTGTAACTGGTACTTTAGGTTTTGGAACAACACCAGAAAATATATTTCTTGGTAGCTTGGGTACACGTAGTACAAGTTTAGGTGGTCTTGTAAGAACATCGAGTGATACTACTGGTTCTTTTGGAGTAGCTGGTTTTACTGTAAATCCAACCATTTTTACAGGAACAATAGATGCTACAAGTTTGGCAACTACCGAAAAACAAAAACAATTTTTACAAGAAATTGGTAGATTTGTTTTCACAGCAGATGGCGAACAAGCCAACGTAGTTCGCATATCTGATGACTCTTTGGTACAATTGTATCAACAGACAAATTCTCCAAACTTCCAGATTGCTGCACCGGCTGTTATACAACAAGCGGAAACTGAAGATAACAGTTTCGCCAGATATGGCAGTTTAGACAGAAATAAACACATTCTAAAGGCACTCGTACAAGTCGGCGAAGAAGGTACAACCCGTCTGACTATGACACAGGATTCTTTAGTTCAACAGTTAAAAGAATATGTTAAGACTTGTTTCTCTCTCCTATCTCCATCAGAAACAATTAATTTACTTGCTGGTAATTCTAATACAGAAGTAAATTTGACTATAACAGAAATAGCAAGAATTCGCTTTCCATTGCTTAATGCTATTTTAAAATATCCTGAAAGACACGCATTATTGTTTGCATCTTTTGGTAAAATAACGCAACTAGATAGTCTTGGACCACGTTTACAGTTATTAGCAGCAACTCCATTAATTAATCAACAAGCTACTGATCCAAATGTTTGTTATCCATTTACAAATGTAACAGATTTTAGAAAAGCATTAGCTAATCAAGTATTGCCGGCAGAACTAGCTAATAAAGTAATCGATGATTTGCAGGAAGATGCAAGACAAAGAGCGAATAAATTAATTAATCAGCTTGGAAAAAAACCAACTGCTGCAGATATTTTCACAAGTCCTGCCGCCTTATCAGTTAATAAAACACCGGATGGCAAGCAAATACAAGAAATTGATAGAATTGTCAATAATACTCTATCAAATGTTTTTGATCAGATTAAAATATCGTTTGACCAAGAAATAGAGGCTTTTCCCGGTGCTACATCAGCACCAATAAAGACAATAGAAAAGGTTTTTGAAAACAAAACCGTACCACCAACTGCACTTCCCGGCTTTCAAACTACCGGTAGAGCAACATCAAAAAATCAAGAATATGTTGATATTGATAGTGTTGTTAATAACCCATCTGAAATCGGTGGCATTAAATACTATGAAAAACCGGTTCACGTAAACGAAATAGGTGGCTTAGTAGAGAAAGTATATTCTAGTATTGATACTAATGCCGATATAAAAACTGAAGAAACAGAAAGATTAACAGTTAGTCTAGAAGGAAAATTAACCACTGGCTTATCTGAGGGCTTGAATCAGTTTAGAACAGAAGAGTTCCTTTCTCAAGCAAGCGAGAATTCTCCAAAATGGAAAATGATTTATACAGAAAAAACAGGATCTTATGTTTTTAATGTAAGAACTACCGGTCAAGTTCTTGGTAATTCAGGCACAACAGAGAAATATTCTCAAACACTAAAAATGTCAGGCTCTGTTATTGAATTCAATAAGCAAACTCTTTTAAATGAAGCTAGAATAGCAGAACTCAATGTATCTAATGATAATTTAGAAAGATTTGATTTATTTTCTCAATTATTTACAAGATCTTTGGCAAAAATAATGCCGTATAATTCAACTAACTTTGGCTCAATTGAATTAACTGAAATATTTAAAAAAGAATCTTTAGTAGCATATCGCGATATATTGCAAAAGCAACTTCTAATCGTACCTACAGATTCAAAATTATTACAACGTAAAAAAGTATCCAACTTTGAACAAGAAGATACGAAAAAAAGAAATATATTTTTAGGTTTAATTGATTTTTCTCCATTACAGACAGAAAAGCAAAAAGTATGTGGTATTGATACTCACTTGCTGCAGTTAGAAGCGGTCAAAAAAAGAATTAATGAAGAATTTAGTTCTACAAACCCGGAAAATGTAGTTAGCACTAATTCTAGAATCAATACTCGTTATCAGGATAATAAACCAGGTCATTTATCAGATAAAATTATGACTGGTCTAGTTGAGACATTTATTAGAACAAGTGTTATTCATAATGTATTCAAAGGCTTGTTTGTTTTCGATAAATATGATTATGATTTTTATAATTTTAATATAAAAGAACTTATTTATTTATTTTTTGAACATACAGTCAGAAAAGATATAAAAAACTTTAAGTTTGAAGAAGGTATAGAAGTACAAATAGAAAAGATCTTCAGCATATATAAAAAGAATAATATAATAACCGATAATGATTCTAGTAATAAGCTAAGAAGTATTATAAGATATCAAATTGATGATGTTTTAAAGATAATTAAAAACATTGTCGATTCTTATGCCAGCGTACAAACACAGCCTCCTTCTGTTGCTCAACAATCTTCAATTAATACACGAAATACAGTAGATAATTTGATTGATGCTAGAAATAGGAGTATCGATACTTCAAATAGAGGTATCACGGGCACTTCTCAAAGAAATAATGACTTTCCGCTTCAACAGACAATAACTGTTGTTACACAGCCAGATGTTCTTACATCGCCTGCATTTGCGGATATCATTTCTAATCTTGGAATGGCAATCAATAATGAAGAATCGGCTATTAAAGCAAGAAATAACTTCTTTAATAATTTACCGGTAATTGATACGTATTCTAATTTTTATACAAAAACAGAAGAGACAGTATCGGTTGAAACTCCTCCGCGTCCAAATGTTGATCCAAATAATGATACTCCTTTAAGACCAGCAGCACCCGATACGAGAAATGTAACTGTTTATAAGCCGGATTCAGATAATTTGCTGAACTTTACTAGTTTCATAGAAGGACCGGGCTTATATAGCAATAAGCTAAGAGAAAAAGGCTGGCACATAATATTAGAAAAATATATAAGAACTGATTTTAAGCAAAATTCTCAACTAAATCAACAATTTAGAGATTTAAATAATTATGTCTTTCGAAATAGAGACATAAATGGTGTTACTAATTTAGTAAATTTTAAAGAAACAATGCTTAGAATTATTGAAGCAAGCCGTTCAGGTAATAATCTACAGAGAGCATATGTTTACTCTAAAAATTCATCGCCAGCTATAACACAGCAACTTTGGATGAATTCTGCACCATCCTTTGGATTAAGAATTAGTTTAATAAGAACTTATACAAAAGATGAAGAGCTAGCTAACTTATCTCAATTAAGAGAGAGTGATGGTTTTTATTCCGGAATAATTACAGAAGAATATCCAAATGGAATAATTTATAAAAATGAACAAGCTCGAATTGCTGGTAGAGCCAGAATTATGAAAAATAAAATGGGACTAATCCAGTCATTCACATCACAAGATTATTCACAAAATCCAGCTTGGAAACTTTTCGAACAACAAGAAAAATATTTAGTAATTCCTATTATTGAGGAAGAAGTAGAATTACCGCAAGATATGTATGATTTTGATACTCTATTTTTACCAAATGATGAGTATACAGACAGATGGTATTCTAGATATACAGATAATTTATTCAATATAGCAAAAGCAAAAATGCTAGCAAATCCTGCATATGATTTATTGGTAAACTATAGTCTATTAGATAGAATGGGAAGAGATTTCTGTTTATTTAATAGCTTGCTTGGAATGGCTAGCGAAGGTGTTTATACGTTATTGAATGGCACCAAACAGTTGATTAAAAAGAATTATGACTTGCATAAAAATAGTGGTAATTTTAAAACAAGAGATACTACCGGTGCATATGAAAAGCAGAAAGAAGAGGAACAAAATGGGCCTTCTACAGCAGCTTTTCTAAAAGCAGCTGCCACAATACCAATTAATTTATTGAAAGGTATTTCAGTAGCTGTAGACCCAAATATCTTTTTGGCTGATAAAATAGTTTTAGCTGGAAAGATGGGTCTAGTGCAACCAAGATTCAGAAGGTTGGAAGCTGGTGAGGTCGTTAAGATAGAAGGCACCAATCAGACAAAGACAATTACAGCTGCTGAAGCCGGAATTGCATATAACGGTTATTATAATTATTTACCAAGTGGTGAACTTGAAATAAAACAAAATGCTATTTCTCAAGGATTGCCAATTATTGAAAATACTGTAGTTGTACAGGTCGATCCACAGACAAATCGGGTTATTAAAACTGTTGATAATGAAGGTAATGAAAATTATGTAACAAGACAAGGGATTGGTACAACCGGTGTACCATATGATATAAAAAAGAAACAATTTATTAGCGATTCATTCAATCCAGAAGAAGAAGTAGATCAGTTTGATATTGTACCAAGTACGCCAATATTTCCAGGAGAAAAAATAAACATACCATATTCTATAGCTTCATTGGCATTAGTACCATTTCCAGTGTTTAGTCCGGGATTGACAACATATAATATAGCGATGCCGTTTGGACCACTATTCTTAGCTTTAGAACCACTTATTCTGGAAACCCCTGAATTTAAAGCATCTATACCAAGACTAGAACAGCCGGTATCTACAGATGAATCTGGAAATATTATTTGTGATGAAACAGAATAATAATTAAAAACAGTTTAGCATCATATTTATTACAATATGAGAAATGGCTTTACTGTATCTTTTCCTTTACAAATAGATCGTGAGGATAGCGACTATATTTTAGTCGACACTATTCCGGAATTAGTAAGGCAAAACTTAAAAAACTTAATTCTTACAAGTCCCGGTGAAAGAATAATGGATCCGGAATTTGGTGTTGGTATAAAAAGATTCTTGTTTGAAAATAAGACAGTTGCAACAACAAATACAATAAGATCTGCACTAACTGTGCAAATTAATAGATATATGCCATTTGTTTCTATTGTTTCAATAGATTTTGTAGATGATGAACAAGAGCCAAATTTATTAGGTATTGCAATAACTTATTTTATAGCACCAACCTCAACAACCGATCAATTACGATTAAGTTTCAATTTATTAACACAAACACTAACAAGATAATATATTTATAAGAGGTCAAGCTGATGCCAAAAAAGAATGTACCAATAAATTATTCTGCAAGAGATTTTGCTACTATTAAGCAATCTTTGGTGCAACACGCCAAAAGATACTATCCTGAGTCTTTTAAGGATTTCAATGAAGCTGGTATTGGTTCTTTGGTATTAGACACCGTATCTTATGTTGGTGATATACTTTCTTTCTATCTGGATTATCAAGCCAACGAATCATTCCTAGATACAGCTAATGAATTTACAAATGTAGAAAAATTAACAAGACAGATGGGTTTCAAAGAAAGTACTGTGCCAACTTCGCACGGTATTGCTACTTTTTTTATCT